TGGGGCGTGGACGAAACGCACGTACTCAAGAATCTAAACATAAATGCACCGTCACCCATTGAAGGTAAGTACAGGTGGACAGGTAAACACAGACCATTCAAACACCAAAAAACTACCGCAGGATTTCTTACGCTCAACAAACGAGCATTCTGCTTTAACGAGCAAGGCACAGGTAAAACTGCATCGGCTATATGGGCGGCAGATTATCTTATGACCCAAGGCAAAGTTAAACGTGTGCTTGTTGTATGCCCTTTGTCGATTATGGATAGCGCATGGCGCAACGACTTATTCTCTTTTGCTATGCACCGTACTGTGGACGTAGCTTATGGACAAAAAGAAAAACGTAAGAAGATAATTAACCAAGGTGCTGAATACGTAATAATAAACTATGATGGTGTGGCTATTGTAGCAGATGAGATAAAGAAAGGTGGGTTTGACTTAATCATTGTTGACGAAGCTACTCATTATAAAAATGCCCAAACAACCCGATGGAAAACATTAAATAAGTTGTTAACAGATGATACGTGGTTGTGGATGATGACGGGTACTCCTGCCGCACAAAGCCCTGTAGATGCTTACGGCCTTGCAAAAATGGTAAATAAAAATCTAGTTCCAAGGTTCTTTGGATCGTTTAAAGATCAAGTTATGAGCAGAGTATCGCAATTTAGATGGGTAATCAAACCTGCGGCTACAGAGATTGTATTTAATTCGTTACAACCTGCCATACGTTTTACAAAAGAAGAGTGTCTCGACCTACCACCAATGGTGTACGCCAAACGTGAAGTAGAATTAACAAACCAACAAAAGAAATATTACCTGCAAATTAAAAACAAAATGGTTATGGAAGTTACAGGCGCAGAAGTTACAGCTATGAACGCGGCGGTCAGTCTTAGTAAGCTACTACAAATATCATCTGGAGCAGTGTATACTGACGCAGGGGATGTGTTAGAGTTTGACATTAGAAATAGATATAAAGTTTTACGTGAAGTTATTGATGAATCAAGCCAGAAAATATTAGTGTTTGTACCCTTTAAACACGCTATAAACATATTGACAGAAAAACTACGGGCTGATGGTATAACTACTGAAGTCATTCAGGGTAGTGTATCTGCGCCTAAACGAACAGAAATATTTAGAACTTTCCAAACAACTAAAGACCCACGCGTGTTGGTAATACAACCACAAGCAGCAGCACATGGTGTTACGTTAACAGCAGCTAACACTATAGTATGGTGGGGACCAACAAGTTCATTAGAAACCTACGACCAAGCTAACGCACGGGTACATAGATCAGGACAGAAACATAAATCTACAGTAATACAGTTACAAGGGTCTGCCGCTGAAAAACACGTTTACAGGTTGTTAGATAAAAGAATCAACGTACACGCAGATTTAATTAATTTATACAAAGAAATACTTGACTAGTGTATTGATAGATACTATATGTAAGATCTCAATACGAAAAGGAGGGTATTATGAGTAAAGAAATAACTCCTGATAGATTGACTAAAGCGTACATTAAGATACGTGCAGAACGGTCAGCCCTGTCAGCACAGTTCAAAGAAACAGATACTAAACTGATACGACAACAGGATAGTATAAAGAGAGCGTTGCTTGACCATTGTGACAGACACAATACAGAGAGCGTAAGAACTTCAGAAGGATTGTTCTTTAGGTCTACTAAGACACGTTATTATTGTGAGGATTGGGATTTGATGTATGATTTTATTAGAGAGCATAACATCCCCGAACTTTTTGATAAACGTTTGAACCAGACTAACATGAGGCAGTTCTTAGAAGAGAATCCAGAAGATGTTCCTCCTAGTTTAAAAATAGATCAGGAACAAGTAATCACAGTAAGGAAGGCAAAGAAATGAGTGAATCATTTGTACCCATAGAGGATATAGCTAAACACTTTTCAGTTAGCATATCTACGGTACGTGCGTGGGTGAGACAAAAGCACATACCAGAAGACACCTATATAAAGATAGGATCTACGTATAGGTTCCGTGTGTCGGATGTAGAGTCTGCACTAACTTCATCTAAGAAGCATACTGGAGACGACGACACAGAGCTAAAAGTATTGGTAGATAGTTGGCAAGCTGAAGATGACGACCAATAAAAACAATAAACCTCCTGAAAGGAGAGCAAAATGACTGAAGTATATAAAATTGAGAACGTTGAAGCCCTATGGCCTAGAATAGATCAGCCGTATCACTTTAACGAGAAGGCTAACAAATCTATGCCTTGCGGTGCTAGAGATCAAGGTGCGGAATACTCTATAGAGTTTCGTATGGACAAGGATGTAGCACAGAAACTACATAAAGAAATGTCTGCTTCTTACACACAAAACCGCCAAGATAGCTGGGCGGCTAAATTAGAAATACCTTTTGTTAAAGAAGATGATGGTAGGTACAAACATAAGTCTAACATAAAAGGTCAATATAAAGGACGGCTAACACAAGTCCTTCAAGTTGATTCTAAGGGTAACAGGTTACCGAGTGACTTTAAACTAACGACAGGTAGTACGGCTAACATATATGTAGAGTTTGTTCCTTATAAGATGGGCGCTAATTGCGGCGTTAGTCTACGTTTAAAAGCTGTACAAGTTGTTAAGTACTACGAATACTCAGCCCCTATAGAGTTTGATATAGTTGAAGGCGGGTATACTATGGACGGAGAAGACGATACTTTAGTCATCCCTCCTGTAAACGAAACTGCAGATTCTTTTGGCGAAGAGACTGTAGAAGAGCCTAAGAAAGCCGCCAAGAAGACAGCACCTCCGCCGACCGCTGCCACTGAGGACGACTTGAGTTCTATTGTTGAAGATTGGGACGACTGATAATCAGCAATAGGAATCCACTGCGGCTAGGTTACGCCGAAAAGGGTGATATGCTGTCACCCCTGCCGCAGTGTCTTTTGGAAACGGCGGGTGGAGATTATGGAAACAAAGAATTTTTTAAGGAGAGTACTAGGCGGTGATGGTTTCTACTGCTTCTGTGCTTTTAGTGAACAGCGTAAGATAACAAAGTTTTATACGGATATTGACGCTGTTGCATTTGCATCTGTTAGTTTAGATGCGCAAGGATATGATACATATTTTGGGGTATCTACGTTTGATACAGGTAGCTCTCGTAAAGTAAGCAATGTAAAGTACATTAACTCGTTTTTTCTTGACTTAGACTGTGGTACTAACAAGGATTACCCTAGTCAACGTGACGCACTTAACGACTTACGTAGATTCGTAAATAAGTTATCTTTACCAAAACCTGTTATGGTGAGTAGTGGTAATGGGGTACATGTCTATTGGACGTTGGCAACCCCTTGCCCAGTGGACGTATGGCTACCTGTAGCACTGCGCCTAAAGAAATTATGTGTCGAACATGGGTTACAGGCAGATGCGGCTGTGACTGCGGATGCCGCTAGAATTTTGCGTATACCAAACACGCACAACTATAAGAGTGACCCACCAACAGAGGCGAAACTTATAGGGGATATGGACTCAGCACCGATTGTAGACTTTGACGAGTTCTCTGATTTACTAGGTGGTGGCGTACCCGAAGAACAAAAATTTTCTACAAGTTCTATAACAGCTATGTTGATGGAGAACACAGAGCACGTGTTTAAAGACATTGTTATAAAGAATCAACGAGGCACAGGGTGTGGGCAGTTAGATAACATTATTAAGAACCAAGAAGAGATAAGCGAGCCCTTGTGGAGAGCAGGTCTATCTATCGCTAAATTCTGTGTAGATGCTGACAAAGCCATACATTATGTATCTAAGAAACACGTTGGGTACGACTACGATGCTACAGAGGAGAAGGCTAACCTTATAATAAAACCGTACCTATGTAACACATTTGACGAATACAATCAGGATATATGTCGAGAGTGTCCCCATTGGGGTAAGATAAAGTCTCCCATTGCGTTGGGCAAACGAGTTAAGGAAGCGGAGGAAGAGGTAGAAGCTCCCGCAATGAACTTACCTAACTCTCCAATTAACAAGTATGTTATACCTAAATACCCTAGACCGTACTTTCGCGGTGCGAATGGTGGTATATACATACAAGTTCGTGACCCTGATGGAGATCCAGTAGATAAACTGATATACCATAACGACTTATACGTTGTTAGAAGATTACGAGATATAGAGGTAGGCGAAGCTATCGTTATGCGCCTACATCTGCCAAAGGATGGGGTAAGAGAGTTTACAATACCTCTTACTGCGGTAACATCAAAAGAAGAACTACGTAAACAGCTTGCTATGCAAGGTGTAACCTTATCAAAGATGGAAGAACTTATGCAGTATGTAACAACGTGGGTAAATGAGCTACAGGCACAGACAGAGGCAGACGAAGCGCGTAGGCAGTTTGGTTGGACTAGTGATGAGGGTGGTTCCTTTATACTAGGTAACCAAGAAGTCTTTAAAGATAAGGTGGGGTTTAACCCACCATCAACGCAGACAACAGGTCTGTTTCCTTCATTTGAACCTAGAGGTACATTAGAGGATTGGAAAGATACCATAGACTTCTATAACCGCGAAGGGTTTGAGTTACATCAGTTTGTTGTAGGCACGTCCTTTGGTTCACCCTTAATGCAGTTCTCGCCTATAAACTGCGCGGCTTTACACATACATAGTAAGGAATCGGGTGTAGGTAAGACTACAGCTATGGTGGCAGGTGTATCTGTGTGGGGTGACCCCGAAGATCTGATACTCTTAAAGGAAGATACATATAACACAAAGATGAACCGTGGTGAGATATACCATAACCTACCTTTATATATGGATGAACTTACTAACATGAAGCCTTGGGAGCTATCTAATCTTGCCTACCAACTAACAGGTGGCCGTCAACGTGGACGTATGACTGCGAGTGCGAATATTGAACGGCATAGAGGAGAAGCTTGGAGATTACTAACTGTTACTACAGGTAACGCAAGTGTGGTAGAAAAGATTGGTTTGGCTAAATCTATGCCCAAAGCAGAAGCCCAGAGGATACTAGAAGTTAAGGTTAGTCGAAAATTTTTTAGTTCTGATAGTAAACAGGAGACTGATAAATTTAGCGGTGCGATAAAGAATAACTACGGACACGCAGGTGTGGTCTATATACAATACATTATGAATAACATGGAGGAAGCTAGGAAACTTTTAAACGAAGTACAGACTAGAGTTGACCGTGAGGCAGGGTTAACTGCGGAGAACAGGTTCTGGTCAGCTCTTGTTGCCTCTACTGTGACAGGTTTAATACTAGCTAAACGTGCGGGACTAATTAATTATGATACCAGTAAGGTCTTTTCTTGGGCCGTTGATAGGTTGAAGGAAAACAAACTACAAGTAGAAGATATGAGCATATCAGTCGAAGAAACTTTAAATGATTACATCCATGAGCATTGGAGTAATGTGTTATGGATCAAGAGTACGGATGACTTACGCAATGCTGATGTTACACAGTTAGTTATACCAGAAGCATTGCCTAGAGGTAAGTTAGTTGCGCGGTATGAAACAGATTTAAAACGAGCGTACCTAGTACCAAAACCATTGAAGGAATGGTGCGGTAAACAGCAGATAAACTACGCCTCATTTATAAACGATCTTACGGCTAAACTTGGAGCCACAAAAAAGAAGATGCGTTTAAGCAGAGGTACACATATGAACTTACCTCCGACATGGGTTATAATAGTGGATTGTTCGATAGAGTATGAAGAAGATGCAGGGGATACTGAGGACGCATGATCTAAACCCTGACGGGGTGCGGATCATAGTCAACTGGGATAACATGGTAACAAGTTCCTCTGTGTTTATCTTGTGTACCAACACCCAGGGGGCGATAGAACAAGCCCAGAAAATAACTGATTCTAAAGGTTGGAAGACTAAAAGTCAGGTTAGAGTAGAAAATAATAAATTAGGGGTTCGCATTTGGAGAATTGTATGATACAGGGGTAATACATAACTCCTCCTCCCACTTGACCCGTCTGGCTAGGTATTAACTACGAAGGCGGGTCATTTTTATTCAAACAGTTGAAGTCCTTGATCCCATTGAGCGGAGTTTTCTTTCATAGCTTGATCTAATGCCGTTGAAAATTTTACCCCGTGGTGCATAAGGTTTGTGGTTTTTCTGTGCGCTTTCATAGACTTCTGAATTGTTTTACCACTAATTACATGGTCAGGATGTCTTTTATTAAACTCATCCATATCTTTTTGTATATCTTGCAACTCGTTCCAATCACCTACAGTGTTAGCTATATAATATTTTTTTAATAATTTACTGCGTTTTTTGTTGGCGGCAGTGTCTATACCTTTAAGTATACTGTTTCTTTCTTGTTGAAATGTATATCCTGTGGGCGCAAACCCAACAAACTGTCCAAACTTTTCGCCTAGAGACACGTCATCATATATAGGATCACCACGCCTGGTTTTGTATCCACCTTCAGTATTTATCCTACCAAGTCCTGGAAAAACTTTAAACACATTGGCTATGCCCGCAGGGAGAAGACTTTCGATTCCTCTTTTTCCTTCTCCGTTGTATATATCCATCCCACCTCTAATTAGTCGTTTGCCTGTGCTTAGAGCAGGACCGCCAAGGTGAAAGCCAAGAAAACCTTCTACATCATCTGGACCTCTAACTTGGTTATATCTGTTGTTTTGTATTAACAATCCAGTTAACCTAATTCTGTTAGAAACATCTATACCTGCCATTGTAGGTACACCCTTAAAGAACCCTTCTCCAATATACTTACGTACAATAGTATCAACATCTTCTTCCTCGTCATCTAAGAAGAATAGGTTAAAGAACATACTAATAGCGCCGTATAATGGTATGCCGTACACGCCTGCAAAGAATAATGCTGTAGCATGAATACCTACGATTTGTTTTATTGCAATTTTACGTTCTTCTTTAGTAATATTAGATCTATCTAACGATCTTATAGTAGATTTAATCATAGTGTAATACATTTGAAGTCCGTAGGGTTTATACATAAATGCCACACGACCCAAATTATTTTGAGATATACTCGGCGCTGTTTCCAACACAGTACCGCCATTTGTTTCTTGCGCATTATATATAGCGTTTGTAGCCGCTTCGTTTTTTTGTGCCGCAGTGGGTTTAGTTTTTCCTTTGTTTGTTAATCTATCTATATCTAGTTTGTACGCGGCGAGTATAGTAACTTGTCGGTTAAATCTCTCGCCGTGGTTAAAAGGTATGGCAGAAAAAGCTGAAATTCTATCTGCAACACTACGTTCTCGACCTGATTCATCTAACCCTAAAGCGTCTTGCAAAAAAGAAGTTGTTAACAATCCTCGTTCCGTTGCCATTTTTACAACAGGTGCAAGTTCTGTGTATTCTTTTTCTAATCCTTTAGTTAGTTTAAGATCTTTTTTTAGTATATAAGTACCGTCTTCTGCTACATCATACATATCAGTTATATTGTTTTTTGCTGATGTTACTAATTTACCCATTGTACCTATTTTTCGACCTGTTTCTTCATACCCGTACCTCGCTCCTAAATAAGGCATAACAAACAAAGGGACTTGCGATAGGTTAACAAGAGCTGATGATATGTTAAATCCGATTGTGTATATGAACGCTCCTTGGTTTAAAGCTTTTGATATACGTTGTAATGGTGGGTTTTTTGCGTAATCAAGTCGTCTGTTTAATTCTTGTCGTATTTCTCCAAACGATTTTTTAGCTGTAGGAGGTTCAACTAAGTTGTTTATTTCTGTCTGTAATTTACTTATGGCTGCGCCCCATTTTAACCTTTGTGTCTGTCTTCCTAGATCATAAGCTTTAGTATTTAAAGCAACTGCAGTATCGGCTATAAATCCTGGCGTGTTTTTACGTTTTTGCAATGTTTTGTAAAAAGATGACGCTGGTAAAGAACTTGTGTATATTTTTATAAAATTTTCTATAAAATCAGCAGGTACACGTAATGTTTTGCCGTCTTTGTCTTTCCATGTCCTACTTAATATATCTATGGTTTGAGATACAAAAGCTGTTGGCGGCGCTTTCTTTTTGTATTCCTCATTTGTAAATTCATCTTCTTTAATATTTATAGTTTCTGTTCTTACATCGGGGTTTGTTTTAAGATCTTCTGCTGCGTACTGACGTTCAAGATCAGTACTAAACATTTCAAATACATAGGGATCTGAGCCAGCAGGTACGGATTCTGGTTTTAAACTATAAGATAACGCGTAAGTACCTTGACGTACTAATGGAAAATATACCTCCAAGTCGCCTATTTTAAATATTTTGTTAAGAACTTTTCTTTTATACTCCGAAGCTATTTCTGAGGTCGCAACATCATCAACACCCTTCCCCATAGTTTGTTTAAGATCTGTCCATTGTTTTTCATAAAGCGAACTCATTTTGTTATGTTGGATTTGCCCGCCAGATTGTTTTAAAGAGTTCCATTTCTTTTCATTTTTGTTCCATATATTCATTTTTTCTCTTTGAGGAGGGAGTTTAACAGCGTCATATTTAGGGTCAGAAAACCTTCCATCAAAATCAGTATTACGTTGTTTTTTATCTTTATAGTATTTTCTTTTAACGTCACCTTTATCATTAGTGTACTCTAAAATATATCGAGTATATTTTTCTTCCGCTTGTGCGCGAGTAAGTGTTGGGTCTACTTGTCGTATGGTAGATCCAGTTTCGGCATTATAAATTAAATCATCTAATACTTTTTTTTCTTTAGGGTTAGCTTTAGACCACTTTGCAAACTCTTGGTAAATTTTGTATACTTTTCCATCAGAAATATTTACAGCTCCACGTTGAAATTGCATCGTTTTATCAGCAGTGTCCCCTAACTCACCAAAACCTGCTCCTTTAGCTATATCTCCCAAACCTTGAGAACCTACTAAAGACAAGTATCCACGAGTAAATGCTTTTTTACCTACTTTTAAATATTCGTTAGAATTTGCAGCAAATTTAGTTCTGCCTGCTTTGTCTATCTTACCAGCAAACATCTCATTTATTCTTTCTAGGAAACTTAATGTTTGTTTTGTTGAGGCGGGGTTAGAGTTAAGTTTCATAATCCCTGCGTTTCTAAATTCAGGCGCGGAAGCTAAAAGACCTTCGTATATATCGTTACCGTGAATCAAAGTGTCCATAGCGTCTAGTGCTGTAGCCTCATTAGTAATTACTTTGGGATCAAATTCGGGTATGTATGTAAGAGCTACAGTCTTCTTACCTGTTATTCTACGGAAGAAGTTAGCTATAATATTCTTTACTCTTTGAAACGCACTTATACGTTCACCTTTGATATATACAGATGCCAGTGTTTCTTGGAACTCAGGGTTACTCATAACTTCCGCTACAAATTCCTGTAAATTAGTTGACCCATAAGCAGTGCCTGTCAAACCTTTAATATCTTCAAATAGAATATTTATTTGGTTTCTAGTGGGACTAGATTTGTTATCTAACTCTGCAGATACAGCAGCGTGAGCCATCTCATGTAGTAACGTGTGAGTATTTAAACCGCTATCTGCATTTAAACGTATAGTATTAGTCTTGGGATCAAACGACCCCGCAGAATCCATAGTATCTACAACTTCTATCTTTGTAGTACCTGTATATTTTATTAACCTATTAGCTAGTTCGGCAATACTGCTGTTAGGATTTGTATGTACCAAATCAGCTAACGCAAGAGACAGCTCCCCATTTCTAAGGAGTGCTATAGTTGACGGGCGTATTGGTATGTCCATATCAACCACGTACTCTTCAGGAAGTTTTTTTCTAAAAGTACCTTGCACACTATCAGTTTCAGGTTCCCAACCTTCACGTAAGTTTTGGTCTTTTGCACGTTTAACTGCCGCTTCTCTTTTAGCTTTATCTTTTAGATCATTATTTGTATTAGCATTTTGATTTACGTATGTGGCTCTAGTGGTCTCAAACCAATTTACAGTTTCGTCTGATAGGTTTTTGTTGACCCATGTTCTAAAGTTGTCCCCAGCTTTTTTATTCATACCTACATAGTAAGCGTCAATAATTTTTTCGTCTGTTTTCTTTATTTGACCACTTTCTATGGCAGACGCGTATGCAGCGGCATCTAAAGCCTGCATCATAGTAAGGTGTTTGTAAAAAAATTTATTAGGTTGTCGAGACTTAAATTGTGTAGTTTCTAATATAACCTCCATGTCTCGGACACTTAATGGATTTTCTGGTGGAGATTTTACTTTTGCTGCAATATGAAACTTTTTTACATCAGAATCCATATTGGTAAGAATAATATCATCAAACTCTTCTTTTAAACCTTTTTTATCTTTAGACACTTCAGAATCTTTTAGTAGCTTTCGCCCTTGTTGTATTCTTTCTTCTTGTTCTTTCATAATAGTCTGAACTTCAGCTCTGTCTTCTATATTCCTAATAGCTTGCAATGATTTTTTATATTTTTCTACTGCATCTATTTCTGTTTGACCTGTTTTAATGTTATTTATAGCTACCAACATTGCGCCGTTTACGGCTTGTACTCTGCTCAGTCTTTCTTTCGCAGGTATAGTTTTGTCGTTTTTAATTTTATCTTTTTTAGCTTCGAATTTTTTTCTAGCTACATCTACATTAGCCTTTCGACTCCTAGAAATAGCTTCACCCGCATCAAAAACATCCCCTGCTGCATCTAAGTCAGCGTCTAAAGTTGATACAGGTTTTGGTATAACCTCTGGTGTAACTTCTGGTGTAACTTCTGGTGTAACTTCTGGTGTAGTTTCTTGGAAACCTTCAATTGATTTTACCGCGTCTCCTAAATTATTTGCGGCATCTGTTGCGCCCCCGACTACTCCTTCTGGAGTTATTAGCCAATTTTTGGTTTCAGTATTGTTTTTAGGATTTTCTACAGTATAACGTTTGTTCTGTAATTTTCCGTTTTTATCACGAAAAGTTTTATCTATTATATAATCACCATTAGGCTGTTTATTTTTTGTGGTACGAACCTCTGTAACTTCTGCTGGAGCTTCTGGTGCTGCCTCTGTTTCTGGTGCTGCCTCTGGTGTAATCTCTGGTGTAACCTCTGGTGTAATCTCTGGTGTAACCTCTGGTGTAATCTCTGGTGTAATCTCTGGTGTAATCTCTGGTATAACCTCTGGTGTAACCTCTGTTGGAGCTTTTTGTTCTATTGCATCTCCTATGGCATCTAAGTCATCAGTTAATGTATCATCGACTTCGCTTTTTGTGTCATCAACAGATTCAATTTCAACGCTATCTGGAGCCACTCCAACCTCGTCAGGTGTTGTAAGTCCCTTGGCACTCTTTGTTTCGCCCCCCTGTACAACCTTTGGTCCACTATCTGGAACGCTAGTTCCACTTGGTGTCTGGATAGGTTTTGTGTCATCTTGTACCCTTTCATCAACTGCTTCAAGTTCTGGCTCTGGTTCTGAGTCTTTTATTGGTTTTGCTGCCTCAAGTTTTGCTGCTTCAACTTCGTCTATTATTCTTTGGTTCTCCGCCTCTCTTTCAGTTTCTGCTCGCATTTCTGCTGTAGTGGCTCTTACATTACCTGCACCACCTACAGTACCACCAATTAGACCTGCGGCCACACCTGCATCTGTATACTCTGTTATGGCTTCTTCGTTTAATAATGGTAGCCCAGCCTGCGCTCGTTCGAGCACCTGTTGCCCTATTTCAGTGGGTATCTCTACCGTAGCACCGCGCCCTGCGCCTTTAGCTACACGGGTAAACACACCTCCACCTTTCATGGCCGCACCTGTAAACATACCACCAACTAACATTCTGTCTACTATACCTTCCATAGTAGCTTGTGGTATAGCTGTTAAGAACGCTGCTGCCTCACTTACCTGACTTCTATCTCCTCCAGCCACATCAATTTGACGTTGGCGATTCCAACCATAGAATAAAGGTAGTTGAGAAGCTATAGCAGCGGGAGCACCGCCAATTACACCTGAAGCAATACCAAGACCCATAGGGCCTGCTGATTCTCCTAATGACTGACCAAAATAACTTAATGCGGTTCCAAAATCTTTTACGTCTTGCCGTCTTATAGCAGAAGGCTCGGCCCTTTGTAACGCGGCCTCATTGTCCATAGCTATGTCAGCACCGTATTCTTCAAGCCCCTCAAGACCTAAGATTTTACCAATACCTTCCATACTACTGCCAACACCTTCTTGAGTTAGTTTTGCAGTGTTGGCTAGGCCACGACCTAAAGCTGTACGATTTGCATTTTTATAATCTTCTTGAGCTTGCAAATACGCTTCTTCGCTTGGACTTATACTGTCTGCATATTTTGAAGCTGACTCGCTCCGCACCATGTCTTCAACAGCGGCAATAATTTGCGCGTCTTGTGCGCCCTCTGGCCCCTCTACTTCGAATAAGCTTCCATCTGGCCCTTCTACTTCATATCGTGCCATAGATATATTACCTTAGTTTGTTCTTTTTACTTTAAGATCACTACTAGTTGGAGTAGAACCCATCCAATTTGTACTTATATTTGATTGTCTTGCTTCGGCTTCAGCTATTGCAGTTGACAATTTTCTAAGTGCCGCTGTTTCTGCGGGGTTTTGTTCTTCCCATCTTTTTAATGCTACTCGTTGAGCTTTGTCTACTTTCTGTTTAGCGTCTATTATTTTACTATTGTCACCGCTTTTTGTTGCTTTTAAATACTCCATTTCAGCTTCTCTAACAATTTGGAACACTGGACTAGTTTGTTTTATTTCTGCTAGTTCGGCCATTAAGTTATTTTGTTGCGTCCTAAGACTATTTAGACCAGAGATTGTACCTGACATTTGACGGTAATAATCTTCACTTTTAAATTTTAAATTATTAAGTTCGCTTTGTTTTTGACCAGCTTGATACGCCATACGAGCGCCCGTCATATCACCTTTTCGAGCACCACGTAACGTAGCTAAAAACTCATCACTTATACCTGTTTTCTTTTTGGCAACTGCAGGTGCAGATACGGGATCTGTTGTTTTTGGATAAGCTGGCCCAAAATCAGAAGGTGGTTTTTCTCCTAATTGTGGTACTTCTGGTTCTTGACCACCTAACAATTTAGATCCTAAATAACCTGCCGCACCTACTGTACCAGCGGTTCTTGTTGGGGAAAACAATCTTGAGTTACTTGGTAAACCTCCTAAACCTTTGGCAGCGCGTTTTGTAGGATCAAGAGACTCAAATGCTTTAGTTTTAGGGTTTTGATAAACAGTTTGGCCTGGTTTAGGTTTATATGGCCCTGGTTTTGTAAATGCTTTTTTTGCTAGACCTTTTACTCCACCACTCATTTTAGACGCTAAACCAGGAGCAAATTTTGCTACCCCTCTCATAGCCGCTACCCTACCAAGATTGGCTAATCCAACTCCAGGGATAAACATTAAACCCAATGATGCTATTTCCGCTGCTTTTCCTGGATTTTCTTTTACCCAGTCCATTGCTCCTCCAATTTTTCGACTAGCTCGACTACTTGTAGGTCCACCATTAGAGTAACCAACAATACCACCTTGTGCAAAAGAAGCCATCTGCCCGCCTGCTGCGGGTACACCTTGTGGTGCTCCTTGCGCAGCGCGATTCATATTAGCCTGCATATCGCCTTGCCGTTTTTGTAATACACCTGCTATACCTTTAGCTGTTTCAGCTTGAGTTTTAGTTTCTACTTCTTGAGAATTTTGATCTGTAATAGTGGCGGGATTAGTTTCGAGTTGTAATGCAATATCTCTTTCTGCGTTTGCTAGACGTTTTAATTCACGTTCTTTTGCTAACGCTTCAATTAAAGATTGAGTTACACCCTGTCCTTGGTTAGGTTCAGGTGTCATATTTGGTATCCCTTGCATAATAAACTCCTAAGTACCTAGATACGATTTAATCATAGACATAACATCACCTGAACCACCCGCAACTTTGCCAAAAGTAGATGGTTGTGTATAGTTATAAGCCGTTGTGCCTACAGGTAATCCTTGCAATAATGATTGCATATATTGAACTTGTTTGTACGGATAGTCTCGTTCTTCTTCAAATTGTTTTTTATCTGCTAACACACCTTCAGATTCTATGCCACGTTCTCTAGCGCCCATATCATATAGTTTATCTAACGCAGCTAACCCATATTTGTTAGTTTCACCTTGAGCTGTTTGTTGGCGGCCTTGTTCTACATTAAATTGATTCATAGCAGAATTATAAGCATCGCTATAACCTTGACCTGTAATACCCGCTAAATTTTGTTGTAGATTTCTTTGGTTTTCGGAATCCATTATAGCTTGGCGAGATCCCCCAAATGCACCAGATTGTGTTAAACGTGACGCATTAGCTATTCGATCTATTTCTGATTGCCTTCTAGCTTCGTCAATTTGAGGCTGCAATGCAGCAGTAAGATACGGATTCATATATTGTTGCGCAATACCTCCAGTAAACGTGGAGGGAGAAAATGTACCCATTTGTGAAGTGGGTATGTTTAAACTACCAATACCTTGAAAGGCTTTAGTCTGTGTGTCAGTTGGCCCCGCTGTTAAAGGGCCACCATACGATTGGTAGGGTTGGTCGGCTAATGCCTTACCTTTACCCAACATATCTGTTACATACGGTCCAACCCAATTAGATAGACTTGATTCTGTACCTATTTGTTGGGCATTAAATGTAGGGTCAAAAGTATCTTCAGCCATAATCTATCTCCTATGCAGGCAGTAACTTGTTAGGGTCTATCTGTTTACCCTGTTTATCGTTTCCTGTACGTTCTTTACGTACTTTAAGTAGAAATCCATCTAGTACTTTAGCGCCCGCATCTGAATTACCATTGCCTAAATGACTAACTACGTCAGCAGGTATTACGTATTCCCCGTCACTCAACGCTGCGGGTTCTACATTATCAACAGTAGCAGGTACTTGGTCAGCCATGCCATCACTAGCACCAGCTAGATATTTACCTTCTTTTAAACCTAAAATACCGCCAGCAGCCATAGCTTGAGGGGCGGGGTACAGATCAGGTCGTGCCGCTTGTCGTCTTACTACAGGATCTATTGAAGCGAGACCAGTTGCTTGTGCCATCGCAGGCGCAGTATTTACTGCATCAGGACTTTGAAACGAAACATCAGAAAAGTATCTACGCCCCATACTCCCTGGCCTACGGTTGGAATCATTTGCACGTTCTACAGGCGCTCTTACCGCTGTGTAATCAGGAATACCACCTTGATAACCTTGTGGAGCAGACTGTGGGTCAAACATACCTGTCAACCCCCCAATACCTCCAAGAATACCACCAGCTTTTGTTATATCAAATTCACCGTCAGTAAACAAAAGATTTTTTATGAAGCTATCTTTTTCTGCTTTAGGTGCACTGGTGGGCGGTGCGTTATAAAAAGGCACATTTCGATTTATAATTTGCCCTAAACTAGACGAAATATAAGGACTAACAGCAGAAGGAGTAGAAGTAGAACTAGAACTACTTTCGCTAGGACCAAAGAAATATCTGTAAATATCAGATGGGTTTAAGGCTCCTGCCATTATACGTAACCTCCAATTAATTTCAATAATTCATCTTCGTCTTCGCTATCAATATCCTCAGAACCAGAGTAAGGGTCCATCATTGCGAGTACATCATCATTTAATTCTACATTTTTTGAAGTATTTTGTAAATCCTTTTGTGGATTAAAATTTAACCCTGCCATATCATAGTTCTCGTAAGGAGATTGATACCGCTTTGCCTGTTCGGGAGTAGCAAATATAGAACTAAAATCATATAGGTAATCTAAATCCATAAGTTCAGGTTCGGCACGGTTTATATTCATAAGCCCAGCTAACCCATCACCTTCTTCTTCCGATGTTGTTTCAATTTCTTCGGGTATTACAGTGGTTACAAGTGGGTTAATAGCTGTTTCTGTAGCTGTTTCTGTAGCTGTTTCTGGGGTTATAGCTGTTGTTGTAGCTGTTTCTGGAGTTGGAGTTACGGCTGTTTCTGTGGTTTCTGTAATTCCTAGGTCTGAGCTACTCTCTAAGTTGTTAATTATATTAGACACAGTATCAACGTCCCCAGAAGTTACTTCTTCAGAAGATTTTCCTATTATTGAGGCGACATCACTTATCTCTATTGGAGCACCTACAAACTCACCAGCAGGTGTTGTATCAAAATCAAACTCACCTTGGACGGGAGTCCCTACAAACTCGTTAGCAGGTGTTACATCTAACATAGCTTTGTATGATGTTACAGCACGGGGGTCTAAAGCTTTTGCGTTTTCTGCGCGGGAAAAAACACTCTTCCATGTATCGTTAGGAGTACTAGCTATAGTCTCTTCAGTTGCAGTGTTGCCTGTAATTGTCTCAAAGATACTTTTAAGGTTTTTGTTACTCTCTAAATTTAAAGACATCATATCGTTAAAATTAACGTCTCTAGCGGTAGTATCTAAATCTAAACTAGCCGCATCGTCTTGCAGTATAGTCTCTAATTCCGTAGCATCATCAGGTGTAGCTTCTAAACTTTCAGGTGTAAAACCTCTATCACCTTGTAATACGGGGTCAAACGCAACAGTATCATCAGGTGTAGCTTCTAAACTTTCAGGTGTAAAACCTCTATCACCTTGTAATACGGGGTCAAACGCAACAGTATCATCAGGTGTAGCTTCTAAACTTTCAGGTGTAAAACCTCTATCACCTTGTAATACGGGGTCAAACGCAACAGTATCATCAGGTGTAGCT